GATCTTTGGCCACTACGTTTTGGGTGGCATGGCAGAGCTGGCCCTATCTCGTCACCTGGGGGTTCCCTGGAAGCCGACTTTGGGAGACTATGAAAGCGCGGATTTGTCTGGGTTGTGCGAGGTGAAAGCCTCTGCGAATCCTTATTCTGGCTTACTGGTTTACGAGTCGCAGCAGCACGATGAGAAGCTGATGACGCACGTCCGGTTCAACGGCTTCACGGCAAAGCTCATGGGGTGGATTTTTGGCAAGGAGGCCGCGCCACATTTGGTTTGGCAGGCTAACTGGGACACACCCTGCTACCGGATGGATCCTAAGTATCTGAAGCCGATTGAGACGATGCCGATGGACGGCCGGAGATTTGTAAGGGAGAGGAAATGACGATTCAATTTATAGCACCTAACAAGCGGACGAGTCACCGGACGTATAGTATCGGCCGGGCGCCAGTGGTGGGTGAGAGCGTACGTGTTGTCCGGGAGAATGAGGAAGGCAAGGTTTGTTCAACTTTTGAGGGGATCGTGGATAAGGTTGAGTGGTTGTTTTGCATGAAGGTGAAGGACCACCGGGTGACGGTTTATTTGAAGGAGGAGGAGTGAGGGCATGGAGAGGGTGAACGCAATCCGGGGTCACTTGGTTGAGGGGGCTCTGATCCTCGAGGGTCTGGACGACGCTATTGTGGGCTATAGCGACGGGGGCTTGCTGATCTATGACTACGAGAAGACGGTCGAGCACTTTGTCGAAGACGGGATGACCCGTGAGGAGGCCGTGGAGTGGGTTGATTTTAATGTCCTCGGGTTACAGGGGAACGGGGAAGGCTTTGTGATGCTTTATTCAGTAGATATAGATGAATGATTTAATGGTGACGATAACTGAGCGGGATGCCCGGGGGCTGGGAATGGGAAGGCTGACGACTCCCTACAAGCTCCCGCGCGAGCGATGGATGTTGAACAATGTGGTGGATGACATGAGTAGGGGAAATATCCGCTACGCTCTCGTGCAGGTTGCGTATGGCCTCGAAGTCTGGCGCGCGAGTATTCGGGTGGAGGACAGCTTAGAAGACCGGGAATAGGTCATTATGTTCTCAAAGGGCTTGGATGCAGAGCGAATGTCTGCACAGTCTAGAGGGAATGGTTGTTAGATTGTGTTAGAGTGGCAGGATCATCCGGTCCTGAAGCCACCACTTCCTGAGGAGTTGGCCAGGATGGACCCTGGGCAGGTTCTGGAGTTGCACTCGCAGTACCACGAGGCACTGCGGAATGCGGCCGAGGACCCGTTGAATTGCGGGTTTAAGATGCCTCACTGGGAGAAGGCAGATGCGCTGGTGACCGGGGACGACGCTACCAACGAGCTGATAGTGCTTGGAGGGAACCGCAGCGGGAAGACTATCTATGGGGCGCGGAGTGTGGTCAGGGCTGCGATCGAGAACCCTGGCGCGACGATCTTCATCTTTTCGCAGAACGCGGAGGTCTCTGTTAGACAGGTCCAGGCTGCGGTCTACGACTGGCTTCCTCCTGACCTGCGCCTCACGAGTCGATCGAAGGGGCATTATATATCTTATAAACGACAAACCGGCTTTGCGGGAGCGTCGATGATCTTTCCCAACGGGAGCCACCTGATTTGGAAGACGTATTCGCAGTTCTCGCAGGATGCCAGCGTGATCGAGGGAGCTGAGCTGGGGAGTTTTGAGCCGGGCTTTGTGAATTTCGGATGCTGGCTGGACGAGTATCTTGGTTCTCCGGAATTGATTAATGGATTGCGTTTTCGTTGTGCCACTCGCAACGCAAAAATTTTAGCGACGTTCACACCGGTCTGGGGCTACACGGAAACTGTTAGAGAGTTCCTCCACCAGGCTGAGACTCTTGAGCAGGGCCCGGCTGAGTTACTTGGTGGAGACCTTGTCCCGATCACTCAGCGCAGCAAGTTGCGTGATGCGAGCATTGTTTATTTTCATTCCGAGTGGAATCCGTTCGGGGGCTACGAGCGCATCAAGGGGGACCTGGCAGGCAGGCCGCGCGACGAGATCCTGACGCGCGCCTATGGAGTGCCGGTGAGATCCTCGACCACTGTGTTCCCGATGTTCAGTCGCGAGAGCAATGTGGTGAAGCCGGAGGAGATTCCGACCGAGGACGTGACTTACTATCAATGCATCGACCCGGGGGGATCGAAGAACTGGTGCTGTGTATGGATAGCGGTGGACGCTTCCGGAACCTATTGGGTGATGGACGAGTTCCCTGGGGACCAGGACTGGTGTGAGTGGAGAGGTGGTGAGTGGAGACCTGGGCCCGGAGCGCGCGGCCGGGGGCTGGGCATCAGGGACTTTGTGAAGCTCTTCTATGAGATGGAAGGAGGAGTAGTGACTGAGCATGACGACGGCCGGATCACTACGGACACGAGCCAGCAGGGGCTCAGTATTCACGAGCGCATCATTGACCCGCGGATGTGCAAGATACAGACCCCGAGTCGAGATGGAGGATCAGAATCCATTCTCTCGAATTTGGATGACTTCGATTTCATCTGCCTGCCGAGTTCCTTTCCACCTGGGGACCGGGGCAACGAGATCGAGCAGGGCTTACAGGCTCTGAACAACCTGATGGCCTTCGACCGGAACCGGCCGATCGATGGGGTGAACCGTCCCCGGTTCTATGTGAGCGAGAAGTGCCAGAACGTGATCGCTGCGCTGGGAGAATACACCGGCCAGGGAGGGCTCAAAGAAGCCCAAAAAGACTTTATCGACTGCTTACGCTACGGGGTTGTGACCGGCCTGCACCACATGGACGAGAGCAGTTTGCGCGCAACTTCTGACCCGCTCCCGAGTTACGGGGCGCCCGATAGACAAAAGCAAGTAGACTGGAAGGAATGGTGAGCGAATTGAGACCGGGAGACCTCCCGCAAAAGGAAGTACTGGAGCTGCTACGGATCTCGGGCAACCGGATCAAGAAGCTGCGCGACGAGCACATGACCACTGACGACTGGTATAGCCACCGCGGGAGAGGACGGCCACAGATCGTTTACCGGCCGAGCGGAGTTGAGAAGCTGCGCGTTCACCATGCCGCGGCCCGGATCCTGCCCTTGGCAGTTCCAAGGTTCCAGCAGGCAATCTGTCTGCCGCTACCACCGAACAAGCAAGGCAACAGGATCTGGGCGCGGATCAAACAAGTGAGCGGGAGATGGGAGAAGCATCCTGTCCTGGTAACCGAAAAAATCAAACGGCACCTGGCTCCCCGCAAGCCGTTCAAGGTGCAGCTCATTGAGAACGAAGATGGAAAGAAATCCTATAGACACGAAAAGTTATGCCCTTGAGCACGGGGACCGCTTTCTGGCCTGGGACTACTGCTACATGAAAATCCGCGGAGCCGTTCTCGGTGACGTAGAGGAGGCTTCCCTGGAAACGATTTCCGAGAGGACCGGCCATGACGAGCGCTGGGCATACAAGCTGATCAACGAGTTGCAGAAGCAGGTTGGCGCGCGAGGATGATTTGCCCCAAAAGCATCCGGATTGCGGGAGTTACCATCAAGGTCGTCCGGCAAGACCTGGACGGGGATCCTTACGGGTCCTGGTCACTGGACAGTCGCACCATCGTAATAGACCAGGGTCTCAAGGGGAAGAAGCTGCACGACACGCTGCGTCACGAGATGGTTCACGCTGCGTGGGCCCTGGGAGGAGTCGCATGGTGCGAGAGTATGGAAGAGGAAGCGCTAAACCGCTGCCTGGACGAGTGCTTCTGGCCAGCCTGGGAGCGAGTATGCAAACGACTGACGAAATGAATTTACAAGAGAAGATAGAAAGAGCGCTTCGCAAGGACAGCACCCGGGCCAACGGGCTCATCGCTCACAATCTGAATTGCAAAGTGGGAGAAGTGCAGGAAGTGAGGGAAGCCTTGAACATTTCCGGTCCTCCCGGAGGAGCTTCCCGCAAGCCCGGCCGGGGCAAGTCAGTCGATGACTTCCGCGGGAAGCACGACGTTGCGCTTATTATCCAGCGCAAGGTGGACGAGGTGCTCACAGCGGAGTGCGACCAATACTTCGAGGACCAGGATTTCCGAACCCTCTGCGAAGTGCCGGTCTATTCCTGGCGCCGGTATGCGGATTCGAAACAGTTTGCAGCATACCGGCTGAAGCGCGGTGGTCATAATCTTTGGGCAGCACCCCATATCATTTCTCAGATCCAGAAGGTTCTGGGAATAGCATAAACATGGCTGGCAAAGGAAAGAGCATCGAAGATCTCGCGCAAGCGAAGGGAGTAGCGGGGCAGATCCTGTCGCTCCGGGAGCAACTCGAGACGCTGGCCAGCGCGCGCGCGACTCAGCGAGTAGAGATAGGCAAGAAGGCTCCTCCATTTCGCTTTGGGACATTGAGCTGCACTCACTTTGGATCGATTTATGAAGAGGTGGGTATCACCAGGGCCATCTACGAATGGTTCGACCAGGAAGGCATCAAGACGGTCTACCACTGCGGGGACATGACCGAGGGGGTGCAGATGCGCAAAGGTCACGAGCACGAGGTGCACAAGCATGGCGCCGACAGTCAGATCGATTGGGTTGTCGAGCAGTTCCCCTACATAAAAGGAATCACAACTCACCTGATCAGCGGAAATCACGACGAGGCCCACATGAAAAATGGTGGAACGGATGTCTGCTACCGGATCGGTGAGAAGCGCGAGGACATAAAGTATCTCGGCTCGGACGCTGCGCGCTGGGTGGTCGCGAGATCCGGACAGGAGAAAGACATCCGGATCGATATGCTTCATCCCGGTGGTGGCAGCAGCTATGCGCTCTCCTACCGGATTCAGAAGATCATCGAATCACTCGACAGCGACAACAAGCCAGACTGCCTGCTGGTCGGACATTTCCACAAAGCGTTCACCCTCCCAGCCTACCGGGGAGTGGCCGCGGTCGCAGCCGGTTGTACGCAAAGACAAACCGGTTTCATGGCCCGACTCGGGCTGCAGGCTCACGTTGGGGCACATATTGTAGAGTGCCGGGTGATCGATGGACAGATCGTGTTCTCTTCCACCTGGCGCGGGTTCACCCCACCCCGGCAGGAAATACCAGTTATAGAATGACCCAGGACTTTATAGAAGATGCGATCGAAGCGTGTAACCGGGAGAAGATCCCATTTCTCTTTGCAATGCGCGCCGGAGGGGATCAGGGAGATTGGAGGGTGACCTATAATCTGGAACACCGGGACGAGGACCCAAACCCGAGCAGGCGCGAAGAGATTCTCGCGCTGATGGAGTTCCTTCTGAGCGGGGAAGATGAATCGGACAGGAGATAGTAAAGTCTTCCCGTGAGCCAGAACGCACAAGTCCGGGCTGGGGACGGCCCCAATGTGGGGGATCTCCTCCAGAGCTATCGTGAAACCTTGAGCCAGCTAGGGCACTGGACTGACCAGTGCTCGGTTTCGTTTGACGACCGTCGCAACTATTGGCCTGGGAAGAGCAGCTCCCTCCGCAAGAGTGGGTCAGATGCGCTTCCTTGGGAAGGAGCCAGCGACTGCGAGAGCTTGGTGATCTCTGAAAGGATCCAGGCTTACGTCTCGATGTGTATGTTTGCCCTGGCGCGCGCGAACATCCGGGCTTACCCGGTCGAAGTGAGCGATGCCGCGGCTGCACGAGTCGTCTCGTCATTCATCAAATATATGCGGGATTCGTATATTCCCCACTTCAGCCGGGAGATGGAGCTGACGGCAAACTACCTCTTCGAGAAGGGCCATGCCATTACCTACGTGGGCTGGGAGCAGAAGGATATGACGCAGCTCCAGGTCTTCGACATCGAGCAGATCGCGGCCCAGGCGCCGGAAATGGCCGAGATGCTGATGAATGAGAGCTACGACGACGAACTCGTGGAGATGCTCCTGACTCAGTGGCCGAAATTGAAGAAGCGGGAGGCCAAAAAGGCTTTGAAGAAGCTGCGAAAAGAGGGCTATGCAGAGTTGCCGGTCTACGTTCGATCGATCGACCGGCCAATGGTGCAGGCCCTGGCCACAGATGTGGACATCTTCTTTCCCCACTATTGTACGGATCCGCAGCAGGCACCTTTCGTCCACCGTCGAGTCTTGATGACTCCGACCGAGCTGCTGTCGAAGGTTTCGACTGAAGAGTGGGACGAGAAGTGGGTGGATCACGTCATCGAGAAGCTGCGAGGGACACATACCAGCGACATCGAGGCAAAAGACTCTGCCGCTTTCCTCGGGCAGTTCGATGAGAATTCGGACTTCGTCGAGATCATCTACACCTACCAGCGTCTAATGAAGGACGGGGCCGAGGGGATCTACTGCACGGTCTGGCATCAAAGCCACACCGGCAACAACGCTCATGCGAAGCATACCCTCCTCGAGGGGTTGTCGGATTACCCGTTCATCGTGACTGAGCTTCATCGTGACTCTAAGCGACTCTATGACACGCGATCGATGGTGGATCTTCTGCGAGGAACGCAATGGCAGGTGAAAGCCGAACGGGATTCCAGAATTGATAGAAGCTCCTTGGCAACGCTTCCGGCCTCAAAGGGCCCGGTTGGGCGCCCCAAGCCGGAGTTCCGGCCAGGAGGGCACGTTACCGAGCGCAGGGCAGGGGAGTACGGCTGGGTCGATCCTCCACCGGCTGACCCTGGCTCAATCGAGATCGAATCTACCCTGCTGGCCCAGGCTGACCGGATGGTTGGACTAGCCAGCCCGGAGCTGGACCCGGACGCTCAGATGAAGAGGGCCTTCTACCTCGACAAGTTCCTGGCTCACATCTCCGGAGTGCTCTCCGCGGCCTTCTCGGCTTTCAACCGCTATGGCCCGGCCCAGTTATTCTTCCGGATATCCGGCATCCCGGAGCCCCAGCAGTTCGAGAAGATGGATCCAAATCACGAGATGGACCTCCACGTCTCCTGGGATGCTCAGAATCACGATCCGGAGACCGTGGAGAAAAAGCTCACCCAGATGCTCCAGCTCGTCCAATACGATCGCACCGGCAAGATCGACATCTCGAAAATGCTCGATTTTGCTGCGGCAGCGATCGATCCGGTCCTGGCAGATACCGTCCTGCAGGCAGAGGAGCAGGGGACGGCCAAGGCAGCGAGGGACGTGGCAGAGGATCTGAGCATGATAT